GACTGCCGAATACAAAACCAAGGGCGGCCGACCACGGTCCAAGAATGGGGAGAATGTCTGGCGTGACTTTGACGCTTTCGGCAACCCGACGGGTAACAAAATTATCAAAAAGTAATAAATCGCTTTATATAGGTGATTTCTCAGAAAATAAAAAAAGTTTTTTTATTTTTTAAGGCTTTTTGGTGTAACCAACGTAACCGTCTTGTATCTTACTGTTTTATATAGGAAATACTGGTTACACCAAAGTTACATCTGTTTTTACTAAAGTGTAACCTGTAACCTTTTTTACAAAACGATACGAAACGTACCTGCTATTCTATTTTATTGAAATATAAAACAAAAATCCCTGAAAAGACTATATAGAACTGGAGAATTGGATGACCAGCGGATCAAAACGAATGGCTGAATTGTTTAACAGCAGTCCTGTGGAACCCGACAAAAAGAAGCGAAAACTGGAGGAACGCCTGCAGGCCGACGTGGGAACTCTGGACGATCAGCAGAAAGCTGTCACGCCGCAGCAGTGGAAGTTCATCACAGAGTTGGTGGACGGCGAGGGTAAGCAGACCCTGAAGCAGGCGGCTATCAATGCAGGCTATAACACCAAGACAGCCCACAAAGACGCGCACGCCTTGACAGACCCGCGACAGAACCCGCAAGTGGTGGCAGCTATCCAGCAATACCGAAAGGATGTGGCAGAGAAGTACGGCACGAACATCGAGCGGCACCTGCGCGACCTGCAGGATATCCGCGACGCGGCATTACAGGCAGGGAATTATGGCGCGGCTGTCACTGCAGAGTATCGCCGGGGACAGGCGCTGGGCACGATCTACGTGGACAGAAAAGAAATTAGGCACGGCACGATAGACAGCATGAGCGTGGATGAGGTGCGCCGTAAGCTTGAAGAGATTAAGGCAATGTATGGCGGGCCGCCGCCTAAGCAAATCATTGACGTGACGCCTGAGGAGCTTGAGGAGGCACCCGAGGACCCTATGCCTGAAGTTGAGGATGACGTACCATTGCCGTTATCGATTATTGAGCAGATAAGAGATGCCGAAAAATCTCGTACAGATGAAAAATCTCGTACAAATGAAAACCTGAATAATGGCGAAAAAGCCCGAATCGAATCTGTATCAGAAGCTAAAGCAGGGCCTGCCGAACGTGGTGATCACGAGGCTGGAGAACCGGGTGGGGCTGGGTCTACCGGATTGCCTGATAGCGATCCCGAACGAGGGTTTCGTGATGGTGGAGCTGAAGGTGGTGGACCGTGGGAAGAAGGTCCGGCTGAGTCCGCATCAAGTGGCGTTCAACCTGAAGCACGGGATGATGGGGTTGCCAACTTGGATATTGATCCAGTATCACCCGAAGGGCACCAGAAACCGCACTGAGATCGAGCTGAGGCTTTACCACGGCAAGCAAGTGGTGGAGCTGATGGAACGAGGTATAGATACGAAACCAGCGGCACAGTGGCCGCTGGTGGGGATGGATTGGGACGGCCTGCTAGGCCGTCTGATTTAAAGCCTCTTGTTCCCCAACTCTCGATAGACCACTTCGTTCGACCAACGGCTGAAACAGGCCCACCACTGATTCTCGTCTGTCGCATTCTCGATACCGAACTCTTTAGCGATCTTGGCTTTTGTGGCCTCATACACATCATCGCTAATCGTGCGCTGTGCGTGAACGAACTTGGCCTGCGGTAGCCCTTCGATGTTGTTGCTGTGCTCGTACAGATCGATCATCCCGTCGAAATGCCCGTACTGGTATTTTCCAGTGATCTCTGTAACCGCATCTCGCACTGGACCGTTGGTCCAGCTAACGTCTACAGCGTCGCCGCCCGCAAAATTTTTTGACCGTACAGAGAACTTGATGTTTGGAAAAGCTTTCTTCAGCTCCGCTCTCATTAACTTGGCCGCTTGGGCCGCTTCGGTAACTTCTTTCATGTCTTTCTCCTTTTTAGATTTCCTCGACGGTCAGGCTTGGATACCAGCTACCCGCGTGAGCTATGACTTCTTCAAAAATGTCAACTCTAGCTTTTTCTTCTTCATCTTCGGTTGAAAAAATACTCTCTCGGTATTCGCCCAATCCGCGCGTGGAATTGCGTGAGCCAGAGCTGACATACAGAGTCCAAAAACCGTCATTCAGCTCAATTTCATACCCATAACCGTCATAAGTCAGCAGCTCGATAGCTGCCTGCTCTGCAGTCAAATTGGTGCCTAGCACTGAGTCGCTGATATCGTCATGAGTTATTACATACAAAGTTTCACTTTTCATTGTCTGTCTCCTTTCTAATGTTCTCTCAAAAACCAAAACCAGTATAAGGGAAGATTTACATTTTTGCAATACTTTTTTTATACTTTTCTTCAAGTTGTTTATCGAACCAGTAATCAGTAAAAGTCCCGTGTTTCACGGCCACTGCTACGTCATCGTTTTCTTCTAGCACCACCAGTCCGGTATAGGTCTTTCCATTTTTTGCGTATCGCTCTGCGTTATAGCATCCTGTGGTCCGATGCAGCTCTCTATTCATCTTTTCGATTGCAGTTCCATAGCCGTGATAGGGCTTGTACGCATAAACTGCCACGTTAGCCTCAGAGCCATTAGGCAGGGTTTTTCTTTTCGCTGTTACCTTGTACATATATGCACTCATCTCTTTCTCCTTTCTAATCACCCGCCTTGATTACTTTTCTGACTACGTTCACGAACTCAGCGCAAAGCTCGCCTTTGGGATTCTTTAGGATTGTTTCTTTAATCCGTGGGGCAAGGTCCTTGCTACCCGTTATTTCTGCCATACGCTCGATAACTGCGTTGCCTAGAACAGTTTCAGTCAACTCTTTCAAAGTTTTGACATTATTGAGGTTTTTCAAAGCTTGCTCGTATGTGATCATGTCATTCTCCTTTCTAATGTTTTCTTAAAAACCAAGGCCAGTATAAGGGAGAGCCTATACTTTTACAACACTTTTTTTATACTTTTATTTAAAAAAAGGAAGCGCCCCGAAGGGCGCTCTGGTTAGAAGTTGAAATCGTAAAAAGCGTAAGGCTTTTCGCTCAGGCCAAATTTGCAGTCCTTGTATCCCCACCCGCCGTTTTTCTTCTTTCGGATTCGGATTATTTCGTTGTCAGGGTTGGTTTCGTAAGTGACCTTTTGATTGTGTTGGCCAGCAACATGTCCGGCGAACCCTCCCGCATACTGCTTGAGATGAGCGATGTTGTGTTTGGTGTCAATCTTTCGGACTTCGAGGGTCTTATCAGAAACCACCTTGACGATCTCGTAAGCCTGCACGTCGCTATAAAGGTACTCACAGACATACTTATAGTTGACAACCTTCTCAGTGATTCGCCAATCGATTTCAGCCTCCATCTTGGCAAGATGCTCAGCAGCCTTTTTATCTTCAGGAATCTTTTTATTGGCCAAGCATTTTTCCATTGACGCCTTTTCCTTGGCAAGTTTGGCCTTGGCCTCAGCAAGCGTGGTGTACTTATCATTCACGCCGCAAGTCCATTCTCCTTTCTTGTTGTACCATGTCTTGGGAGTGTATCGCTCAACCCAGTAGTAAGTGACCTTCAACATTTCATTCTCCTTTCTAGTGATCATTTATCCAACGCTTGAGATTCTCGCCTATTTGGAAACGAATGTCAACAAAACTATACTCTTTTTATACTTTTATTTGATGGCTAAATGGTTATGGCTAGATAGCCATAAGAGTGGCCAGATTGCCATATTGTATAACAGGCATCAAAGCCAAGCTTTGGGGCAATGTTTCACAGGAGCGAGGCTGAAAGACGCCCTGAGAATAAACTGGGAAAGAGGGGGCGGGCGGTCCCAGCCCCCAATTTTCTCGGGCCGTGGCGCCCGATTTTTGGGCAAATCGCTATTTCCGGTAATTACTATTACCGGAAGTAAGGACCTAAGTTATTGATTTTATTACAATCGCCATGATCCATGTTCCACGGAAAATGTTCCACGGGTCCCTTTTGGCCGATTTGATCGCCCGATCGACCGAACGCTCGCTCGATTGCTCAAATTTCGACCAGTTGCTGGCAGCTGGGGCTATAGCCAGATTTCACACAAATAATTCTGGCCAAAACGAAAATGACCTTTAATGTTTCACGTGAAACACCTTGAAACCCACCCCCTTTATCTGGAAAATCAAACCCGCAAAAAATTTTTGCAAAATTCAAACGAAAAGGAGTTAGAACCCTTATGAAAAATGAAATTGAAAATGCCATAAAAGAAAT